CGTTCTTGGACAGTGGAACACACAAAAGATGTGATTGAAGACACTGCTATGGGCGACGCGGCGAGAACATACAAAAGTGGATTACACCAATTCACAGGATCAATGGAAGTGATTTATGATTCAAATCATACATCAAATGCATACAATGCCTTTGATCCGTCAAATGACAACACATTAGGTGTTGAATTTTTCCCAAGTGAAACAACTGGACAAAAATTCACAGGCAATGTGATTGTGACTTCTGTATCAAGAACAGCATCATTTGATGATTTGGTAACTGCAACTGTGAACTTTCAGGGAACAGGGGCATTAACTATCACGAGTGTATAATGTTTGAATCTAGAATTAAAAATCTAGATAGAGTGCTATCTGCGATAAAAAGAAATATATCGCAGGTAGGCTCAAAATTGGCAGATACTCTTTTGGTTGAGGCAAAGAAAATTACTCCAATCAAAAGAGGCAGAGCCAGAAGAGGGTGGAAGATTGAACGAAGAGGCATAAATACAGCAGTCGTCAATCGAACACCTTACATAGGAACATTAGAACGAGGGCGATCAAAACAAGCACCAGATGGTATATTGAGACCTACCATTAGGAGTTTAAAAAATAGGAGAAGACTACATGAGTAATGTGTTAAGCAAAGCAACATCGCACTTCAAATCTAAATTGACTGGCGATTTATTAAAGATATCTGTGCCTGAATGGGAAACGGATATCTATTACAAACAATCACACCCATTTGCTGTGGAATCAAAAATAATTGAATTACAGCAACAGGGTAAAACAGTGGAAGCATTGGTTACTTCAATAATCCTTAAAGCATTGGATCCTGAAGGCAAACCCATGTTCTCCAAGTTTGACAAGAACACACTGATGAACGAGGTTGATCCTCAAGTGTTGATCAGAGTGGCTACTGCTTTAAATAATGCCATAGCAGAATATGAAAGCATAGAGCAAGTAGCAAAAAACTAAAACAGGACCCTGAGACTCTACACCTAATGATGGTGGCAAAAGAATTGGGTAAGAGTTTGGAAGAAGTCACGCAACTCAGTGTCCTTGAACTTCAATTATGGAGTGCTTTTTTTAAACTGGAGCGTGACGAACAAAGGAAGGTGATGGCTGATGGCCGATCAGGTAAGAATAGAACTCGTAGTCGTTGATAAAACTTCTGCGGCACTGAAAAAAACCAAAGGACAGGTTGTTCAATTGAACAACAGTCTAATCGGCACGGGTAAATTGGCGCGACTAGCAGGAGCGGCATTGGCGGCAATTGGTGTGGCTCGTATAGGTAGATTCATTCTACAGACTGCTAGTCAGTTCCAAGACTTGAGAGTTGCTTTATCCTCTGTGACAGGTTCAATTGAAAAAGGCAACAAGGCATTTGATTTCATTCTAGATTTTGCCAAGACATCCATCTTTGAAGTTCAAGATTTAACCAACGCATTCATCAAATTGAGAGGTGCTGGTATTGAACCAACCAAAAAATTATTAACCACATTCCAAGATGTTGCTTCTGTTTCAGCAGATAGACTGGGCACACTACAAGCCATCACAGACTTGTTTGCTAGAACCACAGCAGGGGGATTGGGTTTAGAAGAATTAAACAGATTGGGAGACAGAGGTATTCCTGTGTTCAAGATGTTGGAACAGACCTTGGGCATATCCAGATTACAGATTTCCAAAGTGGGTCAAACAGCACAAGGTGCCACACTTATATTGGATGCACTACAATACAGCATAGAAAAGAACTTTGGTGGTGCTTCAGCCAGATTGACCAACAATTACAGTCAAGCAGTGTCAAACTTGAATGATGCTTTCTCCACATTTGCTGACACAGTGGGTCAAGGATTCTTACCACAACTTACAAAAATTGTTAAAGAAACATCAAATGCAGTGGGCAGTTTTGAAGATATAGGCAGAGCGGCTGGAGTTAAAATGGCCACAGCATTGGCATTGGGAGCAGAAGGTTTAAAAATATTAGCAGAAAATTTATTATTGGTTCTAGGATTTGGTGGAGCCATCCTGTTTGTTAAATTAGCGGCGGCAACTGTAAGAGCGGCAGGTGCCATGTTCTTGTTAGGCAAATCTGTCATAGCAGGTTTATTATCACCATTCAAAAAAGGCGCATCTATCCTAAAAACATTTATTCCAGCATTGGCAAAATTGGGTGCTATCACAGCCGCAGTGGGTGGCGGAATTGCACTTATCTCAGAAACCATGGAAGCATTTGATAAAAAAGCGGCAGAAATAGAAGCCACATTGACGGCAGATGCTGAGGCTACCAAAAAGTTTGAAGAACAAATCAAAGCCATGAAAGATAAAATCGACAATGCTGATGGAACACTTGCCAAATTTGCATTGAGATTGAGAAACCTAGGCAGTCAAGTATTTCAAGCAGAAATATTGGCGAGATTTGATGAATTAGATAAAAAAATACAATTGAGCACAGGCACCATTGACATTATGGAAGATGCTTTCATGACACTATCCAAAGGCATAGGTGATGCTTTTGCCAGTGCCATAGTGGATGCTAAAAATTTCAACGAAGCAATGGCTAATCTAGCAAAAACTATTCTTAAACAGGTGATTGCTTCCATTGTGACATTGGGTATTCAAATATTGATTCTAGACAAATTAAGACCAATATTTGAAAGAATGAGAGAGGCCATATTCAAACAGAAGCAGGCACAAGATTCTTTGAATTCGTCATTGAGAACTGAAATTGGATTGAGAGCCATCTTAGCACTGTTTGGTGGCGGTGGGGGTGGTATTCCTTTCCTTGCAGAAGGTGGTCCAGCACAAAGAGGACAACCATACATTGTGGGAGAAGAAGGACCAGAATTATTCGTGCCCAATCAATCAGGCACAGTGGTGCCAAACAACATGATGCCACAAGCAGATTCATCCAACGGTATGGGTGGAGATGTCACTGTGAATTTTAACATCAACACTGTGGATGCCGCAGGGTTTGATGAACTGTTGGTTGATAGAAGATCAACCATTGTGGGCATAATTAATTCAGCATTAAACCAAAGAGGAAAAGTGGGGGTTACTAACTAATGGCAAGCATAGGATTTTTTAACGGCACATCATCAATACTATCACAGGTCAATCAGATTGGATTCAGAGCAATCAATTTTAGACAGGAGACCACAACTGCCATCACAAAAACCAATTCAGGCAGAGTGATCAGAGCCAGTGCGGCAACCACAACATGGAAAGCCACATTGGAATTTGTATCACTCACACATCAACAGTTCAGACAGATACAGGGATTTGTGGCATTAGCAAGAGGACCACTCAACGATTTCAAAATCATATTGCCGTTGATATCGGACAGAACAGCAGGAGCAACCACAGGCACAATCACAACAGGTGCTCAAGATGCTGTGAATTATGCCAAAGGCGCAACAGATGTGGAAATTGCTCTAACATCTTGGACTGGAGGCACCATCATCAACATGGGAGATGTGATACAGTTTGACAATCACGACAAAGTGTATATGGCAACCACTGACATCACACCAGATTCAGGAGGAGGTGTTCATCTAAACTTTGAACCGCCATTAACAGCAGATGTTCCCGCAGGCACAGAAGTAAAATACAATGATGTGGCATTCAAAATGATTTTCACAAATGATTTACAAGAATACAGATACAACACAGACGGCACTGTGAATTGCAGGATTGATGTTCAGGAGGTTATCTAATGACCAGAGAGTTTCCCAATTCTCTTCAGACTTATCTAGCAGGCAATTCATTTGTGAGTGTGCTGTTGGTGAAAATACAGAAACCAGATAATTCATACACACTATGGACCGATGCTCCATACGATATAGATTTTAATGGAGACACTTATCTAGCACAGGGAGATTTTCTTTCCATCACAGAAGGGCAAGAAACTTCAGAAATACAGATTCATTCTGTCAGCATACAGATTTCAGCATTGGATGTGACCAACATCACTACCTATGCCACATCCAACATCATCAACAGAACTGTGGA